GGCGAGAGGGACTGCCAGGCGTTGATGTCCTCGGTGTCGGTCGAGTACTCCATGGACACCCCGTCCTCGGACAGGTAGCCCAGGTCGACCCAGCCGGCCCCCCAGGCGGCGTCGAGATCGGTAGGTGCCGTGGTCCCCTTCGGGGCCAGGTAGATGTTGCCGTTCAGACCAACGCGCACGTTGTCAGCGTTGAGCGCCACGAATGCCTCCAGGCATGGCGAGGACCCGCGCAGCGCTCGCCGGCGGGTGTACGGAAGATGGGTGCGGGTTGGGTCCTATGCGGGGCGGATACGCAGCTCCATGACGAGCACGTACCGCGGGATCGGGTCGGTCTCTGCTGATGGCTGGTGCGGCAGCCACACCAGCGACACATCGCGCACCCGGTAGATCCGGGCGCCCGGCGTAGGCTCCCGAGAGGCGGCGTACAGCCAGCCCCTCACCGCCTGCGCCAAGTCGTGGGCCTGCTTCTTCGTGGCCGCCAAGACGTCGATGTCGAGGGTCACGTCCTCAGTGACGAACGCCAGGTCAACGGCACCACCACCGCGGGTCACGGAGACGATCCCGCTAGGCAGGCGAGACTCCAGGTCGTCTGGCCACTCGGTACCGACGACCGTCCCGGCGGGGAGCTTGCCGCGCAGATAGGCGGTAGTGACCTGCTCCGCGTCAGGGAACCGGACGACGGGCAGGGGGCTGCTCATCGCCGCCTACGGCCCGGACTCTCGGCCGGGGCTTGCTCCCCTGCGGTGTCCACCGTCGGATCGGGCTGGGCAGGGGCCTCCGCCTCCGCCACAGGCGCCGGGCCGGCCTCAGGCTCCGGTTCGGTGAGGACTTCGGCGACCCGACCGTCGCGGGAAAGGTCGCGGAACTCGTCGTCGTGGACCTCGACCTCGTCGCCGGGGGCGTGATCCTTGTACCAGTAGGCCAATCGGATGCGGGGCATTACCTGCTCCTCAGGGAATCAAGGGCGCGGCCAAGGGTGCGCCACTTCGGAGACCAGCCCAGCTGTGGCCTGCGGGCGCTGGTCATGAACCGCCCGCGGCGGTCGCGGCGCTGGACGCTTCCACGCTGGCCCGTGCCGAACTCGACTTGCAGTGCCCACGGTGCAGCCGCCCCGAACTCTGCTCGCCAGCCGTTCGGCTGCATCGACACCGCCGAGTAGATCGAGCTGCGGTACTCGCCGTGCCGGGACACATTCGGGTTCCATGTCGGGCCGGCGTAGACCGGCGCGATAGCGCGGGCAGAGTTGGCCCCTCGCTGTGCGGCGTCCAGCAGCAGCTCGCGCATCTCGTTGCTGCGGGCCAGTTCGCCGAACATGCGGGGATTCACGGTGTAGCGGACGCGTCCGCTTCCTCTGGCCATCAGTCGACCTCCTGAAGGTCCGCCTCGACGTGGTGGACGCCGCCGCCAGGTGCGGGCCAGCGGGCGACCTTGCCGATGACCTGCATGGTCGTGCCCCAGGCCTCTACGCGGTCGGTCTCCCGAAGGTCGAGGTCCATGCCGCGCGGCGTGAACAGACGCCAGCCGGTGACGACAACCTGTCTGTCGTCGGTGTCCTCGCTGGAGCCACCCATGGGCTGCACGTTCACACCATCGACTGTGATCCGGTCAGCTCCCGCACCCCAGTCGTCCTTCTCATTGCCGTACTCGTCCTGAGCTGAGCCCGGACGGACGATGGTGATGCTCTGCTCGTACAGCATCAGCGGCTCCGGAGCCGGACCGTGCCCGACGTGCGCCGGTAGCGGTCCAGGGCCTTCTTCTCCAGACCGCTCAGCAGGACGCCCAGAGCCTCCCCGCCGTTCGGCATCAGGTAGGTGACCGACTCGCCGCCCACCGTCTCCGACCGAAGCTGCGACGGGTTGACGATCATCCGGTTCGCGGCCTGCAGAACGATCGCAGTGATGTCGCCGGGCACCTCGTCATAGCCGTGGGTGTAGGTCACGGTGACGCGAGGCGCCTGGTGTGCTGCCGGCGGATGAGCCCACGTCCATGAGCGGACCAGGACCTCCGAGCCGTCCAGCCACCAGTCGGACGTTGCTGTGCCGTTGATCGACACCGCAGTGACTTCCGCCACCGGCCGCTGCGGCAGCGAGATGACGCCCCCGTAACGGGACAGCACCGGATCCGCGCGGCGCATCGGCAGCGTCACCGTGCTCGTCGCACGGGTGACGTCCTGCCGCAGATACGCCCGGACCACGCTGCTGGCCTGCTCGATCAACGCCTGGGCCTGGGCCTGCTGCACCGGGGTGAAGGTGCGGCCCAGCATCGCGGCGAGGTCGGCCACCGTCGCCAAAGGAGGAAGAGCCACGGCGACCGCCTCCCCTCGTCAGCGCTGGCGTGCGTCGTCGTCGAGCTCCTGCCGGACCTTGCGGGCGTACTCCGGGTCGCTCTCCGGCGTCGGCGCTCCGGACGTGACGCCCTTGAGGGTGTAGTTCTCGTTCGGCGTCGGATCGACCGCCGTGCCGAAGTACCCCTTGTCTTCCGCCTCGTCGGTGACGCGCTGGATCTCCTGGGCGACACCGTCGTCCGGGGTGTCCTGCGTCGCCTTGCTCTGCCTGCTGCTCGTGCTCTTGGACTCGGCCACGGCCGGTACCTCCCATGTCAAAGCCCCGACACCCGGCTGGCGTCAGGGCGGCGAGTGCGGGTTCGGTCAGGCGCCGACGGTCTTCAGCACGCCCACCGGGTAGCGGCTGGCCTCGGTCGGCCGGTCGTTGTTCAGGGTGTTCGCGACCTGCCAGCCGACCCGGAAGGTCAGGCGGATCGCCGTCATGTCCTGCTGCGGCAGGTTGTAGATGATCGCCCCGGTGTTGTCGGTGATGACCGCCTGGTCGAGCACCTTCATGGTGATGTCCTGGCGGACGCCGACGATGAACTGGTTCCAGTCGCCCGCGAAGAGGCGGACGCCGTCGACGCCGGCCCCGCCGGCGACCGGGAAGAGGCCGCGCATCGGGTACATGACGGGGAACCCGTCGATGGAGTCCAGGCTGCCGGAGACGCGTCCGTCGTCGAGCTTGCGGCCCTGCGTGTCGCGGGCGGCCCGCAGCTTCGCCTTCGCGGAGGTGGCGGCGACGAAGCCGGTGATGTCGAAGCCGTCCTCTTCGACAGTCCCGTACAGCTTGTCGATGTCGCCGAAGAAGCCGCCCTGCGCCGTGGTCGAGGTTCCCTCGTTGACGGAGTTCCCGGCCGCCGTGGCGGCGGTCAGGACGTTCGTCGGGAACGAGGCGGGCGCATTCGTACCGAAGAACACGGCCGTGTCCAGGACGCGGCCGAACGCCTCGACGAGCAGCGGCATCGCGGTGTCCCAGATGTTCGCGTCGACGTCGGCGAGGACGTTGTCCGGCACCGGCATGATCGTCGCGATTTCCTCGATGTTCAGGTACTTGTTCGTCCAGTTGACCTCGGTGGTCTGCTTCAGACCGGTGTCCCCGGTGACCCAGTAGGCCATCGGCAGCGCCGACAGGACCGGGAAGCGGACCTGTCCGGCCTGCACCGGCACCCGGCGGAACAGCTGCAGCACCGCGGACTGCTCGGTCGCCTTGCCGAGCATCTCGGACGAGACCTCTTCGGGGATGAGCGCCTGGGCGTCGGTACGCGACGTGAGGTTGTTGTAGGCCATGGTCCGGCCCCTCCTTCAGAGATACCGGCCGGACCGTGCCGCGCCGGGGATGAGTCAGCCCCGACCGGCCGTCTGCCGGATCAGGTCGTTCATGCTGGTGGGGCGGGCGGTCTGCCGCACCCCGCCGTCGTAGTTCGGCGTCTGCCGCTGCTGCTGGGCGTTGAGCAGAGCGAGAAGCTCGTCGGCGTCCGCCGCCATCTCCTCCGGTGTCGAGCCCCGAAGGCGTGCCGCCAGTTCGGCGGGGAGCTTCTTGTCGGCCGCGACCCGGTAGCGCATCAGCTCCGTCTGGGCGTCCGCGGCCGACTTCTCGGCGGCAGCGGCCCGCTCGGCGAGCTTCTGCGCCTCGGTCTTGTCGCGGTCCTCGAACTCCTGCAGACGCTTCTGCAGCTCGCTGAGCTGCTTCTCCGCGGCCCGCGCCTTGCGGCGCTCCTCCTGGAGCGCCTTCTTGCCCGCATCGCCCAGCCCCTCGTCGGACTGAGCACGGGGTGCGTCAGGTGTCTCGGGAGCCGTCGCGGTCTCCTCGCCTTCCGCCGTGGTGTTCTCGTCAGCCATCGCGGCTGTCCTTCCAATCGCCCCGCCCTCGCGGCAGGGAAGTCTCAGACGATGTAGCCGTAGCGGCGCAGCAGGCTGAGCTGCTCGGCGCGGCCGGACGCCTGCCTGAAGATCTCCTCAGGCGTGAGGCGGGGTGTCGTGGCCCGGCTGTACCGCTCGCCGGGGGTACGCGTGAACTCGCCGCCAGCGCGCCGTAGCTGCCGCCCGTACAGGCCGCGGCGTGTCGTCCCCTCCGACGTCACCCGCAGATCCCGCCCATGGACGTGCGCCACGCTCATGCCGCGGCGGGCGTTGACGACCTGGCTCACATCGGCGCCCCGGCCGATCGCCTCGGCACCTGCCACGGTGAAGACGCGGCGCCGCTCGGCCTGCGTCATCCGCTCGAACAGCTGCTGCGGGGTCGGAACCTCGCCCCACTCCGACTCCCGAAGCGGCACCGTCTGGCAGTCGCAGTTCGGATGCCGCAGGAACCCCTCGCTGTACCGGTACTGCTGGCCCGACAGGACGATGCAGCGGGAGCATGCCGGCAAGGTCACCACCCGCGTGTAGGCCACACACTGCCGGTCGGCCGCCATGCCGACCTGTACTGACGAGCGGGCAGTGTCGACCACGGCGGTCGCTGTGTAGCGGGCCATGTCCGCCAGCCCGCCGATCATCGCCTGCTCCGGCGTCATCCCCGCCGACAGCCGCCGCTGCACCCCGATCGCCGGGAGGAACAGCAGCGTCTCCAGCGGGCCACCGTCCGGGGCGATGCCGGCGAACGCCTCTGCGACAAGCATGGCTTCCGGGATGGCGGTGCCGCCCTGCTCAGCCATCGCCCCGGCGACGAATGCCTGCGCGCCTTGCGCCACGGTCAGCTGGCCGGCCGCCACCGCGGCGACGATCGCCGCCCCCGCCTCGCCCTCCAGGTCCGCTTCGATCGATGAGGCCGACATGTCCTTCCAGAGCCGCTGAATCAGTTCGATCAGCGATCTGGTGACCGCGGTGACCTGCCGGTAGCGGGCCGATGCCAGTTCAGTCGCCGTCGCCATCCGTGATCACGCCCTCGCCTGGCTTGGGCCCGTACAGGCCGGCGATGTCGCCGCCGACGATCCGCTCCGCCGCCTGGTTACGCAGCTGAGACCATTGCGCGATCTCCGTCTGCGTCGCGCCCCAGCGCTCCCACAGCGCCTCGTGCGGAACTCCGAGCGTCGACATCTTCAGCAGCGCATCGACGAGTTCCCCCTCGGTCCGGAACTCGGGGTTGTGCCAGATCGTCTCGATCCGGCTAAGGTCCCGGTCGTCACCGGCTGCCTTCAGGTACAGCCGCACGGCCTCCTCCTGGCCCTCGCCGATCGGCCGCTGCCGCTGCCGGACCTTGGACACCAGGCCGGACTCGGTGGCCTTCAGGGTCTCGCCGTTCACGTTGGACAGCTGGCCCAGCAGATATTGGGCCGGGGTCCGCGTGCGGGCGGCCATGTGCTGGACATCGGCGTCCACAGCCTTCAAGTACGGCCCCAGGTCCGTCGCCCCGAATTCGCCGAACTTGACGTCCGAATCCTCGGCGACCCACAGGCGGTCCACCGCGGCCTTGAATGGCTCGACCGGCTGACCGTCCTCGTCCTCGGGCAGCTCGTAACCGGTCGCCCACCGCTGCCGGAAGGCGGAGAACTCCTGCGCCATCATCCGGTCGATCAGGGTCTTGTTGATCCGGTCCTGGATGTCGAGGACGTCCTCGATCTCGCTGTGCGCTTCGCCCAGCAGGTCGGGCCGGTTCGGTATCTCCACCAGCGGGACCGCGCCCAGCGGGTTCGGTGCCGGCCACGGCTCGGACCTGGTCTCTCGCGGCACCCACCGGATCGTGGCCTGCAAACCCGGCTTCGGCTTCTCCGCCTGGAACTTGTACAACCCGTCCGGCAGGTAGAGCGTGGCCATCAGCACGCCGGTCCAGTCATCCGTCCACGCCTTCAGGCCCGCGGCGCGTTCCCGGCGACTGCCCGGCCGGTAGGCGACGATCGCCTGCGTGGCGTCCTCGGCGGTCACCACCGGCGTGGAGGGATCGACAGGATTCGGGGCGACCAGGACGAACGCCCGGCCCGTCTTGACCGCCTCGGTGATGATGAGATCCGAGTCGGCGTCCAGGTTGTTGGCCTGCCAGATCCGCCAGACCTCATCATCACCGGTCTCCGCGTCGCCGAGCCGGAAACCGTCGATCTGCATGCGCTCCGCGGTGGCGTCGACGATCAGGCCCACATAGTTGGAGCGGGCCTGCCGCAGCAGCCGCTGGAAAGCCGCCCTGGCCTTCTCCGTGACGAGCGGCAGAGGATGATCGCCGCAGTAGTACCGGCGCATCAGCTCCACGTACTTGCGCCGCTCCTGCAACTCCTCCCACAGGCGGTCCAGCCACCACTGCGGAGACTCGACGGGATGCTGCTGCGCCATGAGCACCCCCTCGTCAGAAGCCAGCTACGCGCCGCTTCCGCTTCTTCGTCAGGCCGGCCGCTACCGCGTCCATCGCCGCCTCGTGAGCCAGGACCGAACAGACCGCGAGGTCGATCTTCTGGTGGACGCTCGCCTTACGGAGCACGTACCGGCCCGCAGGACGGGCCGCCTTCCGCGCGTTCGCCACGTGCTGGGCGGTGAAGTCGCAGCCGTCATGCCGCCACGTCGAGTCCTTCTTCGTGACGTCCGTGACGAGGCGCTGAGCCGCCTCATGCATCTGCTTGACGCGGTTGGTGTACCAGTCGACGACCCGCTTCTCCCCGTACTGGGCCGCCCACGTGTCGACCTCGCTGTCCCAGTACGGCGGGTCGCAGTACATGCGGACCACGTCGAACCGGCCCATCAGCTCGTCGACCGCCGCGGCGACCTCCAGGCGCGGCGCCTGACCGCCCCAGTCCGCCGGATTCCACACCGTCGGCCGCTCATCCGGCCCGTAAGTGGGGGTGAACTGGAAGCCGTCCAGGGTCTCCGCCCTGATGCCGGTCCAGTCGTCCACATCGGAGCCGTCGAAGCCGAGCACGATGCGCGTACCGTCCGGAACCTCCTCCAGCGCAAGGCGGGCCTCCCACTGGTGAGTCTCCAGCCACGCATCAGCACCGGCGACGATCCGGTTGCCGTAGAACCGCTCCGCCTGGCCCGGATCCTTCAGCATCAGCTCGGCGGCCTCTGCCTCGATCGCATCCAGGTCAACGTGAGCCGACCCGGAATAGACGTGGCGGTGAATCTTCCGACGGTCGGCCTTGTTCGTGTACTTCAGCGACGCCGGAGGCAGCCGGTGGAACCGGAAGATGTCCTTGACCTTGAGGGCGGCCTCGGCAGTCCGCTCGGCGACGCTTCCCTCTGACGGATCCCACGCGTTCGTGGTCTCCATCGTCCGGCCTCCCATGCCAGCCGCGCCGCGGCGCTGGGTATCGGCGACCCGCGTCATCTTGTTCGTGACCGTCCACAGCTGCGTCTCGTCCTGCAGCACGAACGTCACCGGGTTGCCCAGCCGCGACTGGGCTGACGACGTCACCACGTCGATCCGGCCGTCGTTCGGCAGGCGAATGAACTGCTCGCCGACCTTCATCAGCTCGCCAAGCGGACCTGTCCGGATCATCGCCTGCAGCGGGCGGTAGACGTTATCCGTCTGCTCCTCACTGAATGCCGTGATCTGCACCAGCGGTGTCGGCCACGGGATCGCCATCGGCTCACCCGGCTCGTACTCATACACCCAGCCGCAGCCGCACCCATGATCCCGGCAGTCATACAGCTCACCACCCACGGCCCAGCCATTGAACACCGCCGGGCCCACAGCCTCATTCGCGCAGATCGCCGCCGTCCACGGGCCCTTGCCGGTCTTCTGCGGAGCCACGCACTGCGAGCGCCGGTAGTGGAACGCCGGCGCCAACTGCCCGACCCGGGCCGTCGGCCGCACGCGGTAGAAGTTCGCCGTGCACCACAACTGCCAGTCGTACATGCGGAACGGCTCGCCCTTACGGAAGCCGTCCGGGATCCGGCAGTGCTCCTCGATCCAGTCGCACGCCACCCACAATGCGGGAAAGTCGACGACGAAGTCATCCGCCGTCACTGGGCACGACCTTCAGCCGCGACCGCGCCGACGAACGAGGCGCCGCCCCACGACCTGCGGCCGGCCGAGGCTCCTCATCGCGGGTGATGCGCCAGCGGTTGCTCCGCATCCCAGGAGTCGTCAGCCCCAGCGAGTCCGCCATCTGCCGCACCAGCGTCGACAGGTTGACCCGGGCATCCGGCTCCTCCGCTTCAGCCAGCCGCCGCACATACAGCGCGACCTCCAGCTCCTGGCCGAACCGCTCCCACATCAACGCCTGCGGCTTGCGCCACAGCAGCCCCCACAGTTC